CGCCTTGCAAGCTTATTAAAATCAGCAAATGCTTCTGCTGCATAATTTGTAATACCGCCATTGCCTTTAGGCATGGTGTCCAAGTTTGCAGACATCCTAACAGTGCGGCCGGCTGCATTATAAAGCGCTAGCAACTGCTCTGCCGCGGCATGCTGGTGCGCGTTTATGTGACCATGCTTTAAGTAGTAGTCAATCCATAGCTGATCTGTCACCCGCAACCGGCGTTTGCCCGCTTGCCGCGTTTCAACTTCCTCCACGCTATGCTTCGCCAAAAACTCCGGTGTTGGTAACAATACGTCAGCCATCTACATTGACCCCCATACCTTCAGCAACTTTTTTGATGTTTTCACGGTTTAAAGCAGCCGCATGCATGGCATCATACAGCTTGTGGTAATCGTAATATTCAGCGCCAAATTGCTGCTTTGCTTTTTTGATTATGATTCGCATTAAGCCTTGCTGCTTTTCAGTCAGTGCAGTCAATGGTGGCAAGCTGCCATTGGCTTTAACTGTTTTGGCGCGGCTTTGCTCGTTACGGCACCAAGTCATAAAGGTAAGGCGCCAGTTGCGGTCTGGTATGCGGTTCATGCTTAAATAATAATCCCGCATGCGTTGTGCCAGTGCATCAGCATCATTTATGTCACGGTCTGCTGCATAGCTGCGCAGATCAGTGTCAACTTCGAACTTTTCTAGCATTTGGCGAGGGGTGCAGATTTTGCGCCCAATATTATTAGAATATATATTATTATTATCTGTAAGTAGTTTGGGTGCAGATTTTGCACCCCATGCAGGATTTGCACCGCCTAAAACAACATATTTGCTGGTGTCATCCGGCCGCGTTTCTATTGTTATGTAATTGCGCTGCTCTAAATAGCGCAGCTTATTTTGCACCGTGCGGCGACTCACATGCATCTTATTTGCAAGTGTGTCTATACTTGGCCATGCATAGCCGGTTTCATCGTTGTAATAATCAGCCAACCATATAAGCAGCAAATGCGCACTGGCATCGCCAACTTCCGTTGACATGGCTTTAACTACCATTTCAACACTCATTTAAGCACCTCTATTAATTCATGCATTTCCCTTAATGCGTTTTGCGGCACAAAATAAGCGGCACCATAACCGCCGTGATCTTTGCGCCATTGTTGTTGTTTTGCGCTGCCAGCATGCAGCCATCCACAAACGCGATAGTTGGGCGCCGTGCCTGTCACTAAAACAAACACACGCTCATCAGGATCGCGGTCACGAATTATTAAATCCCAACCGTGCTTGCGGCGGGTGCGCACTTCTACTGCGCAGCTATCAATATCGCCTTGCTTTTGAAAGGTGCCAACACTGCCGCCCCAATATTTGCCAAGCAGCTTGGCAACAGCCACCTCACCACAAGCACCCTCCAAATGATTATCCCAACTGTCATCATAGTTGGTCAGGGTTTCTTTATAGTTGCGGCATTTTGCTGACACAAAACGCATGCAGCCGGTTAAAGCCGCTTGCATTAACTCATATTCGGTCAGCGTTATATTCATTTTGGCAACACCTTAAATTCATCTGATGCGCTAACGGCTTCTTGATACGATTTTTTTTCCTTGCACTTGTCGCAGATACGGTGCCCCACATCTTCCGACATAAATTGTTTAGAACAGCGCAAACATTTGCGCATTTTACTGACTTTAGCGTCACGCCGTAGTTCCACACGTTTGCCGGCATAGTGCATGCAACATTGCTGCGCTGGTTCGATCCAATGCGTTGGGATGCGCTGGCCGTGCTCATACCAGAACTGCACATGCTTTTGCGAGAGCCCGCACCAGTCTGCCAAGCGGCGTGTGCCCCTAGACCAGATGCCGTCGCCAATCGCTAAAATGAGCGTGTGAATATCTTCTTCTTTGTGGCGCGGGATGTGCTTCATAGCTTGCCCGCAAGTAGGTCGCAGAAATCTTCGTAATCTAAAACTGCAAGTGGCTTTTCACGATCAGCACCGATTACCAACACATCCACATCACGTTTATTATCATAAATAAACTTAAAGCCGCCACCTCTTTTTTTGGCTTCGATTTCCCATGTGGCGCCGGTGGTTTTTATAATGATGTCGTTTTTAAAGCCAGCCGCCGCACCGCTTAATGGTACGCGCAACGCATCTAGCCCATGTGCTTTTGCAGTATTTACTAACTCGCGCTCAAAACGCGCGCCTTTATCACGCTGCGCTTTGCCCATCTGCACCATCCATTTCATGCAGTTCTATCCAATCGGCAACAGTTACATCGCCGCCTGTCAGCGTGTGTATTTGCATCATGCGCTTGCCTGATGGGATGCAGTTTTTATAGAGCCACTTATGAACGGTTGCTTGGCACACGTTTGCCTTGTCAGCAAATTGCTTTTGCGAGATACCGTTTGTCGCTAGATATTGTGATAATTTCATTGGGTTCCTACTATATGCGGTTTAGTTTATTTTTAGGCATGTTACTTTGCATATATGCATATGGCAACCCTGTTTATAAATGTTTACTTTTGCGCATGTAAAGCATATATTTTGCATATGACTTGTTTATTTAAAACTAACAACCTTGCATGCATTTTTGCGTTGCGTGTGTCTAGTTGGCTTAACCCGCCAACAGGCGACCCATTTAATGCGGCCAGAATTACTTCTTTTTTTGTTGTTTTGTCAGGAGAGAAAAGTGAACAACTTAAAAATGCTACGCAAAGCATTAGGGTTAAAACAGGAGGAAGTCGCAACGCGCACCGGCTTCGGGCAGTCGCAATATAGCCGCATAGAGCGCGGCATCTGCGCTATTGGTGAACACCGTGACATATTAGCAAAAGCTTTAGAAGTTGCGCCGGAAGATATACACGAAAACATAACCGAAGAAGCGGCGCCGGTAATAAATGAGTTTTTGCCGGTGTATGGTTTGCCACGCATAGATGGCGCTGGCTTTAGTTACCATGACAATATGCAAAGCAGTATAGAAGCGCCGGCGTTTTTGCGCACTGTAGCCAACAGCTATGCGGTGATTATTTATGGCAACGACATGGCGCCGCGGGTGCAGCATGGCGATTTAGTTTATGTTGACCCAAACAAAAAACCAAAAGCCGGCGGTTTGTGTATCTGCAAAGTCGCAGATGGCAACCAGATATTTGGCGTTGCGCGCGAATATGTAAAAAGCAACCAAACAACGCACACCGTTTGCCAGCTAGAGCCTTTAGAAGAAACCGACTTCCCACTAATGGACGTTGAATTGCACTGCATAGAGGGCATCAAACTAAATACATAAATGCAGCATAGTTTGCATATATGCTTGACTTTATGCATGCGCAGTAGTAATACTGCGTTATGCATGATAGTAACACAAGCAATGAAGTGCCCGAATTTTTTCAGGCATTTCAATTAGGTAGCAAGAGCCTCCAAGAGCGCAAAACCACCATGGGCGGCAGCGACATCACAACGCTGGCCAGCGGTGTTTCTGAACGCATCCTAAATTTGTATTTAGAAAAGCGCGGCATGAAGCCAGCCGATGACCTATCTATGGCTTGGCCGGTTGTTATGGGGCATGTTACCGAAACGCTGAACACGGAATGGACTTCCTACAAACTTGGCTTGCCGATTATTGACCGGCAGCGCGTCATAAGAGGCGTTAAAAACCAATTTATGCGCTGCACACTGGATGGCGTTATAGCTGGCTATAAAAACCGGCAAGCGGTTTACGATGCCAAGTTTACATTAGGGCGGCCGCAAGCTGGTGAAGAATACCGCGATGTCATCCCGCGCCTAACACGCTATTACAGCGCGCAGCTACATTGGAATGCGTACCTATTAGAAGAAGCCACCGGCAAGACATGCCCATATGGCGTTTTATCATTTCTGCGCGGCGGCAACGAGCCGGTGATCTGCGAAGTAAAAATCGACAAAAAATACCAAGCATCGCTAATTGGCATGGCCAGTTATTTTATGGGCTGCGTTGAAATGGGTGTAGAGCCAACCAAGCTGGCGACACCAGAGCCACCAGTGCCAGCCGATGAAAAAACGCCAGTAAACATGGCCGACACAACACACGCAATTAAATGGAAGCATTACGCGGAAATATGGGCCCAAACCTATGGCGCGGCTGACAGCTTCAAAAAAGCAGAAACAGAACTCAAGAAATTAGTGCCGCGCAATGCTAGCGAGGCATTTGGGGATGGCATCCGCATTAGGGTTGCCAAAAACAATAGCAAAAGAATAGAGGTGCAAAAATGACAGACCTTGCTTTCCCATCTAAAGGCGTTGCCGGTTATGGCCGGCTGCATAGTGTAGAAATTGATCAGATCGCAGAAGCGTTGAGTCAGTTTCAAGCGCAAATGCCGGTGCTAGATAAAACTGGCAAAAACTTTACGAAAGGCAACGCGGCAACGATTGGCGATGTTGTGACCGTTGCGCGCCGTGCGGCAAAGTATGGCTTATCATTCAGCCAGCCAGTTACCAAATGGGTGCATGTAGACCGCAACAGCGAATATTATGTGCGCACGATTTTGTATCATAAAAGCGGCCAATGGATAAGCGGCGGCGAATTGCCAATAGTGGTTGAGAAGGGTGGCAGCGCCGCATTTGGTGCAGCGCTAACCTACGCGCGCAAATACAGCTTGCAAGCAACCATGGGCATAGCAGACCACAATGACGATGATATTGATTGGGATTTCGAACCGACTGTAGACGGTACGGATAGAGGAAAAGCCGGCAGTGCGAAAAAAGCCAACCTTGTTCCCAACACTGCCGGTCAGGGTGGCTCATCAGAACAGCACCTCCCAACTGGTGAGCCGCCCGCAACAAATACGATGGTAAAGCTGGACGATGCCATTCCAGATTTTACCAAGCCAAATATTGAGGCCATGACGCCAGACGAATTGCGTCAGTTTTTTGATGGCATGGGCGCCGAACAAGCCCGCAAAGAAATTGCACCAATTAAGGATTTAAACAAATTGCGCAGCATTTGGGAAACCGTGCAACCGCAAGACCCTGACGTTGTGCAAGCATTTTTAGACCAATCATCTGCAATAAAGTAAGGAGCAAGCTTGATGAATAAATTAACCGTTGTTGGCAATCTAACGCGCGATGCCGAAAGCAAAGGCGACTATATGTTGCTAGATGTTGCGCAAAATCAATATGACAAAGATGGCGAAGATAACAAACACACGCATTACATGCGCATTGTTTGGTTTAACAAAAACAGCGACAAGCTGGCCGACATTTTTAGGAAAGGCAAGCAAGTTTCTGCCGTTGGCACCATGAAGGTGACTACCAACGAAAAGGATGGGAAAACCTACACCAATATTTCGGTGCTTTGTAATAACAACGATGTTGCACTGCCGCCGAAAGAAGGTAGCAGCGATGGATTCAAAGCACCTTTCTAGCGTAGCAGAACGGCCAGAGCATCCGTTGTTAGTTATTCCAAACGATGACGGTTGCCTTCTGGTTATCGGTACGAACCAAGCGCAAATGCACATGACCAAAAAACAGATGTTTGAAAAAGGCATGGAGTTTTTGCGCCGTTCTGCCGCGCGTGAGTAGGCGTAAAAAAGCCAAGCCTATCAGGGTGGACAAGTGCGCAGTGTGCGGCACAACAGTTTACCTTGATAGTGGCGGCTGGTTGGTAAATGGCGAAAAGCTGGTGCTTTGCGGGTTTGGGTGTTTTGAGGCGAGGCGCAAGCAAGGTGACATTGATTTTTGGGAGCAGTTAAGAAATGCAAACAAATAAGTTTAATGAACTGGAATTGCAGTTAAGCCATATCGTTGATGTGGTGTGCTTAACAATGAACATAACACAAATGGATTTTTTATCGGCGCGTAGGGGTGCGCCATTGCCTGATGCGCGCTGCATTGCCAGCTTGCTTGCTAAAGAATACACACCGGCAAGCTATGCGCACATGGGGCGCCGGTTTAACCGCGACCATAGCACTGTAATGCAGCAGCTAAAGCGCGCCGAACAAAACAAAGATAAGCTTTTTCAGCAACGGCTTAAAATGGCGCGTGAATGGCTGGAGAACGTATAATATGCCGATATGTAGGGCATGAAGAAGTTTGCCGCTACCTAGCCGCCGGTTGGCAGTTAAGTAGCGGCATTTTAGCAGCGCAACACCAGCGGAGGTGCATGGTTATGTTTAGAGTTGCGCCGCAAGCAAATCCAGATCAGTTGCAGATTGGGCCCGATTTAAGTCAGTGATGCTATAATGCGCCATGGCTGTATTGCTGCGCTTGCTATGGCCCATGCGATATTTGCGGGTTAATTCATCAACACCAGCTAGCAGCATTTGCGTATGGTAAAACTTGCGGAAGCCGCCTAACCCTTTAAACTCAACGCCAATGTTTTCGCAAACACGTTGCAGCGCATCGCTCCAAGCTTTTTGATCCCCCATCTTACCTTTAGCGCTTGGAAACACATAAAGCCGGTGCGCACTGCGCAAGCGCCAAACGCCTAACTGCACACATAGTTTGCTAGGCAAACCAAGCACACGGTTTCTAAATGGCGTTTTAGTTTCATCGCGCAAACCAATGCGGCTGCCAGTTCTAAAAACGTGCAGTGTGGCGCCTTTAATATCTACGGCATCCCAACACAAACCCTGCAACTCGTTAGCCGCCAATCCAGTTAGCGCCGCGGTAATGCATAGCGTGTGCAACTGTTCGCTCATATCAGCCGTTAGTATCTGCTGCACTTCTTCCAGCGTGTAACCATCGCGCTCACCGGCGCTACCTTTAATGGCATCCCGCTTTGCATCGGCGCATGGGTTATCGCTTATATATTCTTCGTTTATCGCAAACTTAAACACCATGCTCATAGTGTGCATAATTTCGCGCTGCGTCTTTGCACTTAACCCGCGCCGGCGCATATCCTTTATAAAACGGTTTATGGTCGGGACAGCGATGTCGCTGATCAATAGGCTCTGGAAGTACGGCGAGATATGGAGCCTAATGTGGCGCTCGTCATTTTGCCATGTCTCCGGCCTAATGCCATCGGGTGCGTCTATATCGTTGCGGCGATCATCTAAAGCTGCTCTGCACACATCAATAAAGTGCGCTTTTTTAACCGCTTCTTGTTCGCCGGCAACCATAGCCATAACTTCGTCACGCCGCGCTAGCCATGCTTTATATGTGGGTTTACAGAAAGCACGGCGCTTATTATTGCGGTGGTCACGGTAATAAATAACGCCGTAAAGCTTTCCGTTTTTTGTAGCTGTTGGAAAGTCAGTCATTTTGCCCCCCAATAAATTTATCCAAACGATCCAAATTCATTTTCTGATTTTGCCGGCCTTGTTCACTTAAACGATGTCCAGCAATAAATTCCCAACGCACAACGCCATCAACATTTCCATCCGTATCGCGCGTTATGTCGCAAAACGCATCCAGCCAAAAGCCGGCCGCGCGTAACGATGCGCCACTTTCATATGGTTGCGTATATGTGACGATTTTTTTGTAGCCCATGGCCAAACATGCATCGCGCGCTTTGTTTATAAGAAAGCTGGCCATATTTTTTGGAGCATGATCTGCTAAACAAACGCGGCGCAATTCAATAATGTGGCGCTCAGCTGACCAAGCAGATGATGCCCGATCAACTGTTATAATTCCTTCCAAGCCTATCGGGTAGGGCTTGCGGTGTTCGGTTGGCACCGTGTGGCCATCAGTCATTATAAACCTGCTATAGCCGCCAATAGAAAACATATGGCGCTTTAGTGGCTTTGAGTGACGGTGCCACCGCTTAACGAAGTTTTGCGCTTCGTTAAGCCGTAGGTTTATGTGATTAAGGTTTGCCATTAAGCTGTCTGCAATTTTTTACAGATTTGCTCATTGCCCTCATACAAGTCCAGCATCTCGCTCTGAACATCGATGGGCGGCACCCCTAAAGCTGTCGCAACTGATTTGCGGTATTTACGCAAAAGAGCCTTGTGCTCTTTCACACTATCTTCGTTGCCCCAAAAATCCACGCTGTTGAGGCATATCCATGTCAGAAATAAACGAGCCTCATTTTTGTCTTTTGCTACCAGTTTCATAATTTTATTCTCCTTTATGAATGGGCGGGGCTGTTAAGCCCGCGCCTTATAAATTTCATCAACGGCGTTTTGCACTTCAGCAATAGCTTCCTCGCTCCACTCCGGCCGCAACGTGCTGGCAATCCAGCTTTTGGTATTTATTTGATTGCCAACAATGGCGCTTAACTGATCAGCGTTCCTAACAAGCTGAGCAGCCAGCCAAACAATGTTTTTATTTTCTGTAGTCATTTGCACCTCCTAATTTGCAAGTTTTGGGCGGTTTACAACTGTCTGCTTTGCGCCTTTATGTTCGGCGTGTGCTTTAACAGTCGCTTTCAGTGAAATTTTTTCACCTTTCTTGGCAAGCGGGTTGCCGCGATAAAAAAAGATGTTTCCATCAGCATCAACAAAAGTGTTTATGTATGTGGTGCCGTAGAAGCCATCGAAGCCCATGCAAAAAGTCATGGTGGCTTCAATATCAATACGCTGGCCAATTTCGCCAACGTAGTTGCTAGCAGCTTTTTCGTGCAATCTTGCAATGTTGCGGAAACCGTTTTGCACGGCATACTTGATGCGGCGCAATTCGTTGATCTCTACGGTTACATGGCGGCGCGCTTCTTCCATAGCAATTTGCTTGGCAATACGGCGGCGCTGGCTGGCGTTTTCGCGCTCACTATATAAACGCACTGCGCGCTTTTTATTGCCGCCACAAGCAAAGCAAACGCCGTTAGAAACATTCATATGCCATGGCAAGATGCCGGTGCCTTCACACTTGTAACAATCTTCATAACCATAAAGCTTGCCATTTTTGGTGAAGCTGGCGCCTTCAAACTGATCGGCGTTTCCAAAAGTAAATGTTTTAACCATGTCCATTTGCACCTCCATGCGTTCCTTATATTCTGAATATATGCGGCCTATGCATTAAAGTAAACCCCCTATATGCATATTTATTGCATAAAACCCAAAATAACCTGACGGTTTGGTGCTACGTTTGGTGCTACACGGTAGGCTTAAAACACAAAAAAACCCCACCGCCGAAGCGATGGGGGTAATTTATAAGTAACTGTTTTGCCTGGATTTTTTGGTTGCGGGGGCAGGATTTGAACCTGCGACCTTCAGGTTATGAGCCTGACAAAAAACCTTATTTTTGCTGCATTGTAGCCGGCTGGTGCTACGCTGGTGCTATAGCCAATGTGCGTAACTTTTTTGGTGCTATCAGCGTTTTTTCTTTGCTGTTTTAGCTGATCTTTTAAAATCTTTAGCGGTTGGCCGGCCTTTAGCGCCCGCTGGTTTCATGCGTTCACCGCTGCCAGCTTTGATGCGTTTACGCTTTGCATGGATGTTTGCATAGAGGCCTTTCGGCTTTTTAGCGTGTGGCATTACTTGGACACTCCTTTAAATTTTTCAAAACTGCGCATGCCGCCCAAACCCAACATGCCAAGCAAAATGGTCATCAAGCTATCCATGTCAAAAGCTGGATATTGCACCGGCGGGATGCCCATGTGTGCAGTCACAACGTCTGCTGTTGGGAAAATTAAAAAGTGCGCTAGCAGTGCCACACCGCAGGTCCACCCAATAAACGGACGCCAGCCGGCAACAAACATATTACGGCTCTGCGCTTCTGCTTTATTTATTTCCAGCTGTCCTTTTGCCAGTTCGTGCGCATGCCTTTCGGCCATAGTCGATATTTCATGCGCAAGCTTTTGCTTGGTATCGGCATCGGGCACAAACTTATCTAATATGCCACTAACGGCGGGGATCAGCGCTCCAATCATTAGTGTTTCTCCGAATTTAGCCAGACTGCGAGGCTGCCGGTCATGGCGCCGGTAACAACGCTAATTAAACTGGCTTGTTGTGTGGAAAGGTCAGGCATCGCAAGAGCCCATTCGATGCAGCGTATGTAAACAAGCGTCATCACAATCATCATAAAGCGGGGCAGAATGCGTAATTCAAGCATCTTGCGCGCTACACTTTCGACAGTCATGTCCATTCACCGGTGCGCATCATTTGCGATAGATGGTTCGCTCTGTGCCCGACTTGCGTTGCCCATCTTGAATTTAGCATTTCGTTTGCCGCAAGGTTGAAGTCGCCAACTAGCAAAGCAGCTTGGAAGTTTTGGAACTTGTCAAAATTTGGCCGGCCAAGATTGAACAACATGCTTATAATTACAGCTTGCCGCGCTTCATCAAGTTTTGGATAAAACGGATAAAGCATAGCTTCGTCCATGCAGCGTTTAATGTCGTTTGCCAGCAGCAAATTTATTTCGTCATCGCTTAAACCACCGCCTAATCGTTCATCAATTAAGCGGCCAACGCCTATGGTTAGATAGCCGCGACTATCTTCATATGCATGCGAGACAACCCCCTCATGCTGCTTAATTAAATCAAGCAACTTGGTCATCATTAAACTCCTTCTGCAT